ATTCGCTTCAAGAATTAAATCAGAATCCCCAGCATCAATAGCTTCTTTATATGCTATCTTTGCTCTGTCTAACTCAGCTTGAACACGACCTTTGGCTTGAGAAACAAGAGTTTCCTCTCCTTGTTCAAGAGTTTTTCTAAGGCGTTCATTCTCAGCCTTGATAGACTCAGCATACTTCAAAGCTTCTTCACGAAGTCTAATAGCTTCCTCTTTGTTCCTACGTTGCTCATTGGCCTCATAGGTCATTTTCTTGAAACGCTTCTGAACGCCTTCAGAATACTTATCTAGCTCATCATCATCGAAGGTTTCAGGAGCAGCATCTTCAGCTTTACGAGGCCTACCACGATCTTCTTCTGGAGTATCGTCTACAATTTCAATCTCAAACTTATCATCAGATACAACATCTTGTGTTTCAGGTGATTCGTTTCCAACATCTTCCATCATTTCAGGTTCTGAAGCTAAATTACTCATGCCCGTGTGTACCCCCTTGGATCTTCAACAACGGCCTCAACAGTGTCATCATTCACTAATCGAAACTCTTTGCCATGTATTTTAAATCTGGTTCCTGAGTAGGATCTAAAGATTACAAAGTCACCCTCTTTACAGTAGGCTCCATTTGGGAATCTTTCCTTATCAGAATATGCATCTGGCCCAGTCTTTATAACAAAACCAATAATAGATGCTGTTTCTTCTGCTTGTCTGAGGCCATCTGGCATATAGACGCCACCCTCAGTCTTCTCATTAACCTCAACGGTGCTAATAAGAACCTTGTAGCCTTTAGGTTCAGGTAACTGAGTCGCTACTTTTTCCTCAGTTATTTTAGTGTCTGCATACATTTTATATACCTTGCAGTGATTAGGTTCACAGAAACCGTGCGCGGATTACCCCACGAAGCCCCCATATGTAGAAATAGTTCAATTGAACTTATTGTTCAATAAATCTTTTTTCTATTTCTTGTAAATCAGACTCTAGTAGCTTTAAAGCTTCATATCTCCCAACAAGTCTGCTGTAGTCATCCATAGTTTGCGCTTGGCCCCCTGCCAAGAACTGTTCTATTTCAACCTTATAATCGGAGATACTACGCTTCATAAGCGCAATAACTGTATCATCCATCTCCCTTACCTAGCTCCTTTGCTAATTCAACACCAAGTTTTGCCCCAGCTTGCTGATCCGCTCGCTGAGAGTTATCAAGATCAGTAGCCAACTTAACCCCCAGCTTGGCCCCCTCTCTTTGATTAGTGGCTTTAATCTTCTCAGCCTCAAGCTGAAGTTTAGCTGTGTCTAGTTGCATCTTATGTTGAAGTTCTTGTGTCTTCAGTTGCAATTCTTGCTGCTGCATTTGAACAATAGGATCTTGCTGTTGCTGTTGTGCTTGTTCTTGGGCAGCTTCAGCTTGATCTTTTTTGAGAAGCTTTTCTGCTGCATCTTTAGCAAGCCTAGAGATCTCAACCTCTACATCTTCAGGAAGGTTCTGATCTTCACTTGGCAACTCGACACCAAGCATTTTCTCCATTTCCCTACGATACTGGAATGCAACATGCTCTGTAATATGTGCAGCCATTGCCTGCTGTATTACTTGAGCAAATGGAGACTGTCCTATCATCTGGGCCAGTTTGGGATCTTGAGCAGCAGCCATGTGAACTGCTAGATGTGCTTCATGATCCTGATACTTAAACGCTTTAACTGGCTCCTGCTTCAAGATCATCATGTTCTCAGTTACAGGATCGGCAGGTTTGATATCATCAGGAAGTTTGATGAGATCATCAGCATCTTGAATGCCAAGAACCTCAAGCATTTGCCTGTGGAGTTTACCCATGTCATATAGCTGCGGCGCTTGCTGCGCCAATTGTAATGCAGCTTGATACTGCATGATTCTTTGAGACATCGTAGCGGCATTGGGATCTGAGACTGGTATAACATCTATGCGCTTGTCAAAGTCATCCGTCCTGCTGAAGTCTCCATCAACCTCATAGGCATACTCTTCAGGCATATAGTCATGAACAATCCTAGCAAGAAGTCGTAACTCTTTTTTCATGGCTGCATGAAGGCGAGCCTGTACACCAGACATCACCTTCATTGAACGCTCCATGAGGGCAAGAGTTGTACCCACGGGTGCCTGTGCGTTAGTGTCTCCTACTTGGATGTCTGCGACTGAGCCAATGCGGCGTCCCTCTTCGACAATATTTCCAAGTAAAGAGTACAATACGCTTGATGGCTCTTTGTAAGGGATAAACGTAATCGAGTCACGGATGGCACCGCCCGGTACGTCCACATCCCTAAATTCACCCGGCATAAGAGGAGTGTCGTCCCCCTTAATACGCATACCGCGAGCTTTAAGCCCTGCTGGCAAATTCGACAGTGTGCCAGCATCAACCAACTGGCGAAGGATAGAGGTAGCCGACTTAGCAAGGCCACCAATAAGGTGGATAAGACCCGTTCCATAAAACCCAAGGCCCGGTAGATAGCGGTAATGAACAAAGTGTAGGCGTTTTTTCTTTTTAGCGTCATCTTCGTACCAATTCTTGCGGATAGACAATATTTCACGAGACGATTTATCTATAGTTACTACATAGGGCCGTGCTAACTCATCAGAATCATCAAACCCCTCGGGCATGTTCATCGTGACATGCATTTCAAGGATCGTATGCCTATCGTCGTTTTCAAGAACTGCGCTTTCCCCGTCAAGTTCATCGTATTTCTCTTGTATATCGGAAAAATCAGGGGCCGGTGCGGGCAGCTCTACATCTCTATAGAACCCTGCCACTTGTAATTCTAGTATCTCGTTTTCCGTTTTCTTCATAACATGCGTGTAACGCGGGCATGTCATAAGGTCAGTTGCCCCGTAGGACACAACAAACTCTTCTGAAGGAACAAATACAGCGCAGGGCCTATCCATAAGAGGATCGTAGTATACTTTCTTGAACGCAGATCCTGCCAGCGGGAGCTTAAACAACATCTGCTCCATCTCATCGCGGTACTCTGTCATCTCCTCCGTCAAGAGGTAATTCATCTCGTTCTGCACACGCTCGGCTTGGTCAAACTTTTCTGGGGTCAGCTTGCCCATAATCTTACTTCTTACAGGGCCTGAAGCGGGGAACAGCTCCCCCATAGCCTGCGCTTGAAACCGTACAACAGCCTCAGTAAGCACGGGGTGAAACACCCCAGAAGCTCCTGCCCAAGGCTGTTGGCGCTCCTCAATCTTCATACCAAGAAGGTCTAAACCTTTTACATAAGCCCTAGCCCAATCAGAGCGTGACTCACGATCAGACTCAAAATCACTCACAAGCTCAGATGCCATAGCCTCAAGGTCTGCTTCGTCTATAGACTCAGCTAGGTTTGAATCGTGATCTTGTCCCATTAGTTGCTCTGACAAGCCACCTTCAAAATCAATTATAACCCCGCCATCTTCAGTCTCCATAGAAACAGCTTCGGGGTTTATAACTTCAATAGTAAGCTCTTCTTCAGATGGATTCTCTTCGATCTCTAAATCAGAAGGAACTAAAGGTTTTTCTACAGCCATGTGCGCTCCGTAAGCGGTGTGTGGACTTAACTTATCATTTTAATGTCCGATGGTCTAGTGTCGAGGTGCGCGACTTGGGGGAAGCCACCACACCCCGACTGGGCACTGGGAGATGCGCCCATAATTATCCTTTAACTTAGACCGGCTGTTGAAACAAATATTATATTCCTGTATTAAGATATCATGGATAACATGTTGATTTGGAACATCGTACTAACTTTTGTGGTTCTACCCATAGGATGGTGGGCCAACCAAATCGCATCTGAAGTCAAGCGCCTCAATATTCTTTTGAACATGACAAGAGAGAATTATATAAAGAGGGAAGAACATGCGGGGGAACTTGGGAGAGTTGTTGACCACCTCGTTAGGCTTGAAGGCAAGATAGATAAGCTTGCAGAGAAATAGGGGGAGATAGGCATGAGATATGTTCATCTGCGCCCTAACAGCAATACTAGCTAGTCAAAGCCCTGCTATAGGTCTTCACCAGACCTGTGAATACAGGTGCCCTAGAGAAGTTTCACAATTTTATTACCAGTACCCAGCTAAGGTCAGGGTTCCTTGGAAACACTTCTGCCCACCGTACATTGTTGTTGGTCGGGGAAGAGAGACATGATTGATCCATTTACGGCGTTTGCGGCTGTCAAATCTGCGGTTGCAGCGGGCAAGGAACTCGTCAACGTCACCAAGCAGATTGGTGAGTTCTTCGACGGGGTAGACGAACTACGCGCTGCCCATGAGAAAAAGAAAAACAGTTTGTTTTCAGGTTCTGATGAAAATGCAATGGAGACGTTTGTGAACTTACAAAAGGCCAAAGACGCTGAGGAAGAGCTTCGTCAGATCGTCATTGCAACCAGAGGTTTTAGCG